CCGCACGCCGAGCGCCGGGTTTGCGCTCGATACCGGGGCGCCCGTCTCTGGGTCGACCTCGATATGCGAGGTGTCGAAAACCGCCTGGGGCAGCGCAACGCCTGGCTCTACGCCGTTGGTCAGCCAATAAACGCCCGGCTCGCTGAAGGTGCGCACTGCTACGCCCAGCATGCGATTCGCTACGCTGCCCCAGTTCATCAGGCGGCCTGCGCAGCGATGCCCAGGGTGCCGTTCAGGCGGACGTTGCCAACGCTGGACGGGTTAACCGCCGCCGCAGTGGCAATGCCGACCAGCACGACGCCAGCTGCCGAGGCGTTGGTGACGAGGCCGCTGGTCGCGTTGAAGTAGATGGGGTCGCCTACGGCCCAGGCCTGGGCGCTGACCTTCTCGAGCCGGAACACGCCTTCGACTTGCAGCTCGACGGACTCGCCGGCCGCTACGGTGGTGGATGCGACGCCGATAATGCCGCCGACCTTGTAGGCCTTGCCGGAAGTGCAGCCGCCCGCAGGTGCGGTTACGGTCAGAATCTTGCCGGGCTGAATGTAGTTCTGCATGTGCGTTTCCTCTAAATGGAAGCGGCCCCGGAGGGCCGCGAATCAGGTTAGGCCGGCAGAGCGCCCGGGTTGCGGAACAAGCCGCGGTGATCGATGGCCTTGGCCGCGAAGTCGTGACGCGCCTTGACCTCTACGCCGTCGACGTTGAAGCCCTCGCGCGTCTCGATGTACACGCCCTGCGAGCCCTGCAAGTAGCAGAACTCGATGGTGTCGATCTGGTTGTAGTCGGCCGCCAGATGCCAGGTGGTATCGGTCAGGCGCGGCTCGACAACCAGGTTGAGATTGCGCATGCCCTGCGGGATGGTGTCGGTGGTCTTCGCTGCGTACACGACGCCTGACAGGTACTGCTCAGCAGCGGTCTCTTGGTCGGCCGGAACGATCAGGTGGCGCGGCATGACGTTGATCAGTCGGCCTTCCAGGCCCTTCTGCATGCGCATGGCCTTCTTCGCCGCGCCGATGCTCTTGACGCTGATGGCATCGCTGGTGGCGGAGAGGTTGCCGTGGCTGGCATGGAACAGCGCAACACCGTCAGCCATGGCCGGGTTGGTGTTGAAGATGGTCCAGACGATGTCCGATTCCAGGTCCGCAGCGGCGCGACCGAACATCTGCGGGATGCGGGTCAGTGCGTCCAGATCGTCGTTGATCACCGCCTGACGGGTCATGGACAGGATCTTGCCGTAGGTCGACAGACCGTAGACTTCCTTCGCGTCGGACAGCTCGCCATAGGTGAACTCGCCGTTTTCGCCGACCTTCACCAGAGCCGGAGCACCGGAGAGCTGGGTGCGCTGGATCTGCTTGAAGTCGTTGTTCGATGTCTGGCGGAACACGCCCATGAAGGTGCGCTCGGCGCTTTCATAGCCAGCGCGCAGGGACTTGTTCATCACGTTGGCGAAGATCGCCGGCAGATCGCTGGTGGTCATGGCACGGCCGACCAGCTCCATCGGCATCAGGCCGTGGGTCTTGATGCCGGCGCGGGACAGGCACTCTTCAGCGAGGCGCTGCAGGCTCATGCCGGCGAACTCGCGGGAGCCATCAGCCAGCTTGCCGCCTTCGGCGCGATAGACGATGGCCTCGACCGCTGCATTGCGGAACGCGGACACAACCGATTCATCGCGGCCAGTCGTCACGGTCGGCTGAGTGTTGCGGGATTCGCCTTGCTCGGCAGCCTGGCGCTCGGCCAGCTTGTCGATCATCGCGGCGCTCGCCTTCTCGACTTCGATGCCGCGCTCGATCAGGTCTTCGGCGACTTCCTCATCGAGGCCGACCTTGCGAGCCATGGAGCGGATGGTGAGGCAGCGCTTGCGCTCCGCCTCGGCAGCTTCGCGACGAATCAGCTCATCGGCCGCGCGCTTTTCTTCTTCGGTCATTGCAGGTTCCTCTTCGGTTTCAATGGCCACGGCGGCCTTTTGGTCGGTTGGCTCGATAGCCTCCCGAATTTCAAACTCGGTGTTGAATCGCTGGCCCTGGTAATCGGCCGGGGGTTTGGCGCTGCGGATCTTGGCGCCGTCGTCGAACGGCACGCTTACCAAGCTGATCTCCATCGGCTCGAAATCAACCGCGCGGTACGTCGGGATCTTGTCGCCGTCGCCGCTTACGTCCTGATACCGATGCACTGCGTAACCAATGCTCAGACTGGTGATGATTCCGTCGCGCACGTCTTGGAAAATCGGCTCTACTTCTTGGCGCCGACTAAACCTGACGAGCGCCTTGCCGACCCCATCCTCGACCCACGCCCTTTCGACGCGGCCGATTACGTCCGAAAGATCGCCGGACCGATGGGAGTTCAGCAGCGGGGCGCCATTGTTCAGCCGATCAAGTCGAACTGACTTTTCGCTAATCTCAAGCTCTTCGTAGTAGTCGCCATCCCATGTCCGCCGAATGCCTTTTGAGCCGGTAGACCATACGATTTCAACCGTTCTGCTTTCGGCGTCGATACTCGATGGCCGCAACATTGCGCGGACATCAAAGATCGGCGTTTCCCTCGTTTTAATGTGTTCGCTCACAGGAGCAACCCCCTCGATTGCGCAAAGTCAACCGGATGCTTGGCGTGCTTGCTTAGGTTGCAGGCAGGGCAGAGCATCTGAATATTTGAAGGACTGTTATCGCCGCCAAGTGCTAGCGGGAAGATGTGATCACGGTGCATCTGCAATAGCGGCATTGCCGCATGGCAATAAGCGCAGAGCCCGCGTTGCGCTTTATAGATCCGCCGAATATCAAGCGCCGTGTAGTTGCGGGCGCCGCGCTTACTTGCCGCCCTGCGCTTTGCCTCGGATGCGCAGCGATACTCTCGCGTACCGGACAGGCCGCCAGCGCTGAACTGCGCGCATCCGCAGCTTCTTGTTTTTTGATGAATTAGCGATCTTGCGAGAATTGCTTTCTCTTTCCCGCAATCGCATCGGCAACGCCACAGAAGCTCAACGCTTGATCGCTTTCGCACAACACCGGCGACGGACAAAACCAGCAAAGCCCCGAAGCGCTTGCCTGCTATGTCCTGTCGGCGTTTCGTTGTGTTTAAGTTCAAGCACCCGCATGACTTTGTTGCGCCTTGAGTAAGGCTTTGCGCCGCGACTCTGGTTGTTTTCCCGCATTCGCAACGACAGAGCCAGGCCACTTTTCGGCTTTCGCCGATATAGCCATCACGCGATAGCGCGACGAGCCTGCCAAACACCATTCCCGAAAGGTCTGCGGCTTTGGCTTTTAGCTCCTCATACCGCTCAGCGCGAATGCAGCCGCATGACTGGGTTTTGCCGGACCTTAACTGGATAGACGAAACATCGCAGACGCTTCCACACTCACAGTGGCACTTCCAGAATATCGAGCCGGTTGCATTTCTTCGCTCAGACCGGCCCGCCACTCGAAGCCTTCCGAAAGCCTGGCCGGATAGATCAATCGGCTGTCCCATTCGCCACTCCCTGAGCAAAACGTGCGCGACCATTACACAGCATCTGCATCTTGATCGTCGCTTCCGTCATCGTTGGTGCTCTCGGTTGGTTGGGGTTGCGAGGCGCCCGGCGCCGCCGACTTGCGCGGGTCGCAGTCGAGGATTAGCCCGAGCTGATCCAGCAACTTGTTGTTGCCGGCGATCTCTTCGGCGTGCCGCACGGGGTCGGTCACGCCAAGCTCGCGCAGGGCGTCGGGCCAGGTGATCAGGCCATTGCGCAGGCGCTCCTTGACGTTCTCGGTTTCGGCTTTCGGGTCCACCATGTCGCGGCGTGGCGGCACCCACTCGGCGCGGGCATCCTCGAGCACGGCGCCAGGCAGCAGGGCCTGAGCCTCCATGAACCAGCGCCACACGCCGTCGCAGAGCTGCGGGATGAGCATTCGCCATTGCCACACGTCAACGCGGCGAGCGAAGTGCAGCCAGCCCATGCGGCCAGAGCTGAAGTTCACGCCCTTGAGGTCGCCCGTGATCAGCTCGTACGGAACGCCCAGGCCTACCGCGATGGCGTGCAAGGCCTGCCAGGCGTAGGGCTGGTAGCCGTTGAACGTCGGCGGGTTGCCGAAGGTGATCGACTCGCCGATAGCCAACTCCTGCACGATGGCGGGCTGCATGCGCTCGATCAGTGGCGGGGCCTTGGTCGCGCCTCCGACTGCTTCGTCTTTGCTGACGAAAGCGGCGAAGCAGGCAGCAATCTTGGCCTGCTCGATGACCGCATCTTCCATCTCGTCGAAGTTGCGCATGCGCTGCATGACGGGCGCCAGCCAGGTATAGCCGCGCGCCTGCCCTGGCCGCTTCGGCAGGTAGACGTGAATAACGTCTTCAGCCGGCACCCGCTTCGAGTCCATGGACAGCCAGGCATTGTTCGCGCCCGGGTGTTGATCGTAGAGCCAGTAGGCAACGCGCCGGCCCAGCGGGTCGAACTCAATGCCCTGGATGATCCGGTTGCCGCCGTTCTGCCCGTCTTTGGTCTCGTCGAGAAAGTCGGGCTCGAGCACCTGAACTTGCAGCGGGACCGGCAGGCCATCGGAGGCA